CGGCGATTGGGTTTACTTCCGCACGTCGGACGGATGGCAGATGACGGTCAACAGCAGCCGCGACAATCTCTGTCGGCAACTCAACGATGCGGATATTCGCGGACGCATCCCGCATCCGGGGAAGGTCTGGTGATGGTCGACACACCGAACGATGACGAACTGAACATCGAACTCGACGGCGCCGAACCGCCGAAGGTCAATGGCCACGCTGCGGACGCGACCGACCCTACCGCTGGGTTGGAGGCGCTCAAGGCTCAACTCGCCGAGGAAAAGCAGGCGCGGGAAGCGGCCGAACGTCGCGCGGATCACGCCAACCAATCCGCCGAGCAGGCGCGCGAAGGCGCGAAGAATTCGGACCTGTCGCTTCTCGCCAACGCCATTGAGCGCGTGAAGGTCGAGAGCGGGGTTCTGAAATCCAAGTACCGTGACGCCCTCGCCGCTCAGGACTTCGACGCAGCGGCCGATGTCCAGCAACAGATGACCACGGCGGCCGTCAACCTGTCCAAGCTGGAGGAGGGGAAGGCGCAGCTCGAGGCGCAAGCCCGGCAACGCGCATCCGACCCCGTAGAGGCGTTCACGCACCAACTCTCACCCAGATCCGCCGACTGGGTTCGCAAGCATCCGCAATTCGTCCGCGATCCGCTCCTGAACCAGAAGATGATCGCGGCCCATAATTATGTGGTGGCGGACGGTATCGCGCCGGACACCGACGACTATTTCGACGCCGTGGAGACGATGCTGCGGCTGAAGACGCCGGCGCCGGCCGTCGTGAAGGACGACTCGATCGAAGTCGATCCGACAGCCCAGACCGCCAAGGTCGTCTCCACTCGCGAAACCGCGCCGCCAGTCATCCCGGTCACGCGCGACGGCGGAAACAACCGACGCACGATCCGCCTGTCACGCGATGAAGTGGAGATGGCCGAAGCAACCGGGCTGACGCCGGAGGAATACGCGCGGAACAAGGCACAACTGATCAAAGAGGGTATTCTCCACTGATGGAAACCGAAACCAGGCGCGGGCCGGGACGTCCGCCGATGAACCGCCCCGATACCCGCGAGGAGAGTCCCCGCCTCGCCATGGATGGCCGTGATGCCGCCGCTCGCGCCGCGGCCATCCGCGAACACCTGGGCGGCGATCTCGACGAGGGGCCGGACAAGTTCTGGATCGATCCTGACGATATCCCGCCCGGCTGGTCCTACGAGTGGAAACGCCGCGAGACACTCGGCAAGCAGGACCCGGCCTATCAGGTCGCGCTCGCTCGCAAAGGCTGGGAACCTGTCCCCGCCCAGCGTCATCCGTCCTACATGCCCGAAGGCGACCAGCACCGCATTATCGAGCGCGAGGGCATGGTGCTGATGGAGCGTCCGGCCGAGATCACCGCCGAAGTCCAGGCGCTAGAACGACGCAAGGCCAACGATCAGGTCGGCATCAAGGAGCGGCAACTGGGTCTTACGCCGGAAGGTCAACTTCCCCGCGACGCCGACCCGCGCACGCGACCACGGGTGAATAAGTCGTGGGGGCCGGTGGAGATACCGAAGGAATGATCAGCGAAGCAGAACCTATGACTCCGGAGGATGGCGTAACTTTCTGTTCCTACCTCCGAAGTGTCATTGAGCGTCTAGGAGCGTATCCGCCCTATAGATCTGACTTCGCCCAAACTGCGCGAAAAACTTTGTTCACAGAAATTTATAATGGCATAGCATGTGAAGGGCGCCTCACGATTTCGAGGGACTTTCCGATACGCGACATGATCACCATGGCGCACGAAAGCATCCTTTCGGCCAAGAGACTTCGCGAGAAAATTCCGGGAAATGCCGTTTGCGTTTGGCGCATCCAACCGGAAACAGACAGGGGCAAGCTCTACATGAGACTAGCTTTTGAGCCGTTCGACGACGAACAATCTGACAAAACCGCTTGACGCGCGGAAAGTTCTCTCTATAGCGGATTGAGACGTTGCTCGGTGCAATGTCTCATCCACCCTTCCCTCGGTGCGGAAGGCGCGAAAAGACCCCTTAGCCTCCCTCGCGCTCGGCGCTGCGAATCGGCTCTCCAACCCGGAGACCTTTTGACGTGGCGAATATGAACGCACCCTTCGGCTTCATGCAGCGCAGCGGAACCGGCTCCTCGCCGACCTACGAGCAGGTGCATGGGCTCATTGACTACAACACCGCCGCCATCTTCTTCGGCGATCCGGTCTTCCGCCTGGCGGATGGAACGCTTGCGGGCGCGACCACCGGGCCGGGACCGGGAACAGGCGTCATCGCGGGCATCTTCGTCGGCTGCACGTATCTCTCGGTGGCAGCGGCCAAGCGCGTCTGGAGCCGCTACTGGCCGGGCAGCGATGTCGCCAGCACCAATCAGGTCGACGCCTACATCATCAACGATCCGAACGCGCAATTCCTGGTCCAGGCGGATGGCACGGGCATCACCGCCGCCAACGTCGGCCTGAACGTCCAGTTCGCCTACGGGGCCGGCAATACCTTCAACGGTGTTTCGGGCGCCTACGTGACCGCTTCCGCCGCCGTTACCGCGACCCTGCCCTTCCGGGTCGTGTCGCTCCTGTCGGCCCCGCCTGGCGCACCAGGAACGGCGACCGGAGCCTACAACCAAGTGGTCGTGGCATTCAACAACGTCGAGACCAAGTCTCTGACGGCGCAGAACTAAGGGGAACCTGAACAGTGGCCGTCAATCTCTCCGCAATTCGCGATCTTCTCCTGCCCGGCCTTCGTGGCCTGACCGGGAAGTACGAACAGATCCCGTCCCAGTACGACAAGATTTTCACCAAGCACGATTCGAAGCTCGCGCTCGAACGCACCGCTGAAATGCGCTACCTTGGGCTGGCACAACTCAAGACCGAGGGCGGCCAGACGCAGTTCGACAACGGCGCCGGTGAACGATACGTCTTCAACCAGGAGCACACCGAACTTGGCCTGGGCTACGCGATCACCCGCAAGGCGATCGATGACAACCTTTACAAAACCCAGTTCCACCCGTCGAACCTCGGCCTCATGGAGTCGTTCCAGCAGACCAAGGAAATCTACGCGGCGAACGTGCTGAACACCGCGACGACCTACAACACCGCAGTCGGCGGCGATGGTCAGCCGCTCTGTTCCACCGCTCACCCGATCGACGGCAACACCTATGCCAACACGCCGACCACGCAGGTGGACCTGAACGAGGCCACGCTGCTCAATGCGATGATCTCGATTCGAACCAACTTCCGCGATCAGGCGAACCTGAAATCCTTCGCCCGTGGCCGCAAGCTGATCGTGCCGCCCGCGCTGGAGCCTGTGGCGATCCGCCTGACCAAGACGGAACTGCGCCCCGGCACCGCCGACAACGACGTCAACGCCATCATGTCCACCGCCGGCGGTCTGCCCGAAGGCTACATGGTCGCCGACTTCCTCACCAGCGCCTATGCTTGGTTCCTGCTGACGAATATCGATGGCCTGTCGTTCATGAAGCGCATTGCGTTCGAAACGGATATGCAGGTGGATTTTGTTACTGATAACCTCCTAGTGAAAGGCTACGAACGGTATAGCTTTTCATACTATAACCCTCGTTCAATATTTGGAAACTTCCCCACCTCTTAAACAATACTTGAGACGTAAGGAAGCAACCTAATGCAAATCAACCCCGGCCAATCCCCCAACCCGAACGGTAGCCCCGCCCAGCCCGCAACCAAGCTCACCGGCCCGTTTCTCGCTGGTGGCGTGTTCGACAGTGACGGGACCGGCAACCTCGCGGGCGTCGGCGGTGTCACGGGAACGGCCAACGTCGGTTACGCCGTGATGGCCCAGGCGCAGCCGATCACGCAGGCGACCAACGGGACGTCGCCCGGCGTCTACACCACCGGCCTCGTGATCCCGGCGCAAAGCCAGATTCTCTCCATGACGCTCATGGTGACGACCGCCTTCACCGGTGGCGCGACAACCCTCGGCGTCGGCACGTCGGCTTCAGCCACCGCGCTTACCGCTGCGAATGCCGTCGTCACCAGCGGCGCCCTTGGGCTCGTCACGATCACGCCGGGCACGGGCGCGACGCAGATCGGCAATTGGGATAACGTCGGTAACACCGACGTGCAGATCGTACTGACTTCCACAAACACCGGCTCTGGCGCGGGGACGCTCACCGTCACCTACGTGCAGGGCATCAATCAAAGTTCATAATGGACACCATGAAAGAGCAGTCCATTTCTCACGACTATGTCTTGGCGACGCTGGATTACGATCCGGATCGCGGGGTGTTTACATGGAAGGCGTCCAGACGTCCCGGCCATAACGGCAAGATTGCCGGAAAGATCGGCGGCGGGACGTATCGATATGCCACTGTTGGGCTGGCCGGCAAAAACTACGGCATTGCCAGACTCGCGTGGTTTTATGTGCATGGTCGGTGGCCCGCTGGGCAACTCCGCTTTGCGAACGGCGATCCGAGTGACGCACGGTTAGCCAATCTTCGGGAGCATGAGGCGAAGAGGACCTATAAGCAGGGAAAGCCTCCCACCGATAATCTTCCTCCCGTTGATTACCGGGCTCGCAACCTCAAAATGCTTTATGGCCTCACGCTTGAAGACTATGCGAAAAAACTTTCGGCCCAAAAGGGGGTTTGCGCTATTTGCGAGCAGCCCGAAACTCGTATTTTCCGGGGAAAGATTGGGCTGTTGAACGTGGATCACGACCACTCCACTGGCCAAATTCGTGATCTTCTATGCAATGCGTGCAACGTCTCTTTGGGCGGCTTTCGAGACAGCCCAGAATTGCTAGAGCGGGCAGCGAGCTATTTGCGCCGCCACGTCGCACCGGATAATGTCGTTCCGCTCAAAACAGGATACAGGCCATGAAGGCACATCACCGCGCGCATCGCGAAACCGGCGGCATGAACCTCGCCGAAGACGATCTCGACGATAAGCCCGAGGCGCGCACCGACGCCAAGAAGATCGACGCCGAAGCCGAGGAGCGCAAGCATGGCGGCGAGGTCGAGAAGAGGCGCCGCAAGCGCAAGCATGGCGGCGAGGTGCATCATTCTGCCTGCAAGTGCCACAAGTGCATGGGCGGCGAGGCCCGCAAGCACGGCGGCGAGGTCAAGCACGAGAAGAAGATCGTCGGCCTGGTGAAGGGCGAGCACGCGCGCCATCACATGGGCCACAAGCCTCGAAAAAGCGGCGGACGGGCCACCTCGGACGAGAACCCGTTCACCTCGGCGCGCAAGGGTGATCCCGCTCCCGGCCGCAAGATGATGGACATGGAATAAGGCTTCCGGCGCACATGCGGCGGACGGACGGGGGCCGCGATGCCCCCGTTTTTGTTGGAGATCGATAGATGCAACGAACGGTCGTCACGGTAGGTCCACTGACCATGGCGTCGGCCAATGCGATTGCGCTCTCGCAGACGCCTGCCGCCGGACCCCTCACGCTGAATGGTGCAACCGTGACGGGCGGCGTCGCGTATCTGCCCCAACCGCGCCGGGTGCTGATCACCACGACGGCCAACGAAAGCACGCAGACATTCACCATCACCGGCACGGATGCGGCCGGATCGCCTATATCCGAGGTCGTCGCCGGGCCGAACGCGACCACGGGCCAATCGGTGCTGGACTATTCGACCGTGACCTCGATCGTCATCAGCGGGAACGCAGCTGGCGCGCTGACGGTGGGCGACAACGGTGTCGCCGGGTCGGCGTGGGTACGCTTCGACGGATGGGCAATGCCATCGATCAACGCTCAGGTTGTGGTGACGGGGACGGTCAATTACACGGTCCAATTCTCGATGGACGACCCGAACGACACCGTAAACCCGACCAATCCGAACGCCATGACGTGGAGCAACTGGCCCGATATCGTGCTTGTCGGCGTGACGGCGACCGGGCAGAGTGTCGTTGCCTTCATCCCCATCTTCGCGCGGGTCGTGGTCAACAGCGGGTCCGGATCGGTGCGCGCGACATTCCAGCAAGCGTCGGTCGTACCGTACTGAGGAGGCGCCATGACGACCTCCGGAACCTACAGTTACGCGCCGGGCTTGGGCGAATTGGGGCTCTACGCCTTCAACCTCTGCGAGATCCGTTCGACCGCGCTTCTGCAAGAGCACATGGAATCGCTGCGCATGGCGGCGAACCTCATGCAGAGCCGATGGAGCGCGCAGGGGGTAAACCTATGGGCGGTGGACCTTCAGACCATCCCGCTCGTGCAGGGGCAGGCGACCTACAGCATTCCGCCTGAAACGGTCGTCATGCTCGACGCCTATATCGTTCAGAATTCGAGTGGCGCGGCGATCAATCGGATCATCCTGCCGATCAGCCGCACGGAGTACGCCAGCTATCCAAATCCTGCTCAGCAGGGGTTTCCCACGACGTTCTGGATGGACCGCCTTCTCTCGCCCACGGTGAGCCTGTGGCCCGTCCCTGACGGCACCGTGAGCGCGCTGAACTACTACCGCTTGCGCCAGGTTCAGGACGCCACGCTCGCCAACGGCACGGCGCTGGAAATCCCGTATTATTTCCTTGAGGCGGCCGCCTTGGGGCTTGCGTATCGTCTGGCGATGATCTGGAAACCCGACAAGGTGCAGATGCTCAAGACGCTGGCCGATGAGGCGTATACGATCGCGGCGGATCAGAACGAGGAAGTTGCGCAGCTTTACATCAGTCCTCAAATCGGAGGGTACTATAGGCCATGAGCTATGCCTCGAAACAGGGCCGCGCTCGTGTGTCCTCCTCATCGCCAGAGGCCGCCGGCCAGTGCGATCGTTGCGGGTTCGTCTACTCGTTTCGCTCGCTCCAATGGCAGTTCGATTGGAGGGGCGCCGCTTTGATGAACACCCGCATCCTCGTTTGTCGCCATTGCCTCGACAAACCCCAGGAACAGCTTCGCGCGATCGTCGTTCCCGCCGATCCGGTCCCCATCATGAACGCGCGCGTCCCGGACTTCATCGCCGCCGAAACCGACTACCGCGTCGTGTCCGTGGCGCCGACGATCGACCCGATTACTGGCCTTCCTTTCCCGCCGACCATCTTCCGCGCGACCGAGGACGGCAATCTGCGGATCACGCAGTCGATCGGCGTTCCGACCGGGCTTGAGCAGCCAGGGATTCCGAAGCAATTTGGCGCCGCCAAGTATAACCGCCCGCTCGATCTCTTGTCGGTGGTGTCCGATAGCCTGACCAACATCGTCTCCGCCACCACATCGAGCCCCCATGGCCTGGCGATTAATGACACGATCTCAGCCGAAGGGCTCGCCAATCCGCTCGCCTGCGGTTTCTGGCCCGTGGCGAGCGTTGCGTCGCCCATGGCGTTCTCGTGGGCGATCACCTTCCCGATCGGTGGTCAGTCGCTCCTGACGGGCGCGACGCGCATTGTGCAGGCCCTCGTCGGCATCCCACCGACCGCCGCGCAACTGCCACTCACGGGGGTTGCGGAGTGAGTATCGCCGAAACCATTACCAACCTTCCCTACGCGATCGGCCTGGCGGGGAACGAGCAGCTTGAGATCGTGCAAAATGGCACGTCCAAGCGAGCGACAGTCGCTCAGGTCGCGGCGCTCAATGGCGGGGGTGGCGGCCCTGGATTCGTAACACCGGAGGCAGGCTTGGCTTTTGAAATTATAACGGGCGGTACGGCGATCGTGGTCGCCTCTGGACCCATCAGTGGGGGATACGTGATCAATCCCAATCCCGTCGCCGCGCAGGGCATTGGTGGGGACGTTCCCGAAAACGGTTATCTCGACATGACCGAGCCCCCCGGAAGCACCGACTCGACGGCGAGCGGCACGACCTCCATCCTTTTCCCCGGCGACCGCTTCGACCTACCGGCGCTCAATGGCGGTGTCAGCGTCTATGTCAACGCTGCATCGTCCGGCCATAAGCTAACCGTGGTGATCTACCCATGATCCGCGCCGCTCTCTGCGCCCTCGCCTTCCTGCCGTCGATCGCGCTCGCCCAGCAGAATGCGGCCAACTCGACGCCCGGCACGCCTGCGTCACAGGCGACTCAGATCCAGGGGTGCATAACATGCACGACCGTGGGCGTAGGGATCGACTACTCGGGCGACTTCGGGTCCATCGCGCCCTCTGGCCAGGCGCTGTCGGGCCTTCCCGCCGATCCCGGAACACAGTTCAGCGGCGGTGTTCCCTATTCGCCGACCGGCCCGTCCCCCGGATGCGCGGTGCTAAAGACATCGCTCGGGAACCTGTTTGGGTATTCTTTTGGCGCTATAGGCTTTGCGACCGGGCACACCTATTGGTTGCTGATCATGGACGCATCCGCCGCGCCATCCACCAATACGGCCATCGCGAACGGCACGCAGACGGGCGGGGCGCCGGGCCTGATCGTTCCGCCGATCCTGCTTCCCACGACCGGCGCCGCGATCACATCGCCGCCCATGGCGTTTCCGATCAATTACCTCAATGGCCTCGTGTTCTGCATTTCGGAGTCCGCCGCTCCGCAGACCTTTGTTGTGCCGACCGATCAGGTTCCGGCCATTGACGTCTCTCTTTTCGGATTTCATCTGTGATTCGCCTCGCGCTCTTCCTGCTCGCGCTCTTTTTGCCGGGCGCGGCGCTGGCCGTCCCCATGATCCCGGCCATGCAATGCACGGTGGTCGCGCCCTCCTGCGGCAACACGGCATCTCAAATCCCGGTGGCTCGGGCGCTCAACATCAAACTCATCCGCACGCGCATCGTCCGCCCCCATTTGATCAACGACGGTAACGTCGGAACGAACTTCAATCTCGCCACGGCGGTTTATGTCACCGGGGATTTTGATCCGATCGCGGCGGCCAACGCGCCCGACACAACTTGTTCCCCCACGGCGGATTACCAGATCAAGGTCAGCTCGGTGTCGCCTTTCCATGTCGGGGATACCATCACCGCCGACTTCATC